CTTGAATGTCTGTAGGTGTTAAAGATACTAATGCTCCTGTATGTTCATCCTTAGATATAGCAGCACTATGTTGATAGCCATTACAACTACCATCAATAGGAATAGGTAGATGACTAATATAATTAGTATTGTGACAAGCATTACGCACTTCAATACAACAAGCTAAGAATGAGAATGGCTTTTCACAGTTAAGAATCTTATTAGCACTATCAAATACTAAATCAATATTCTGTTTAGTCCATTCTTCTCTGTCTTTAAGGGTCATCTTATCGACTGATATAGACTCAAGACCTTCATCCTTAAGGTAATTAACGTAGTCATAACTACACCAATCAGGAATATGGTCCACATCATAAGACTGGTTATAGCAAGAAGCAGTATGAATGTAAAGCCACTTAAGACCTTCAACACCGAGAGGCTTACCTTCTTTAAATAAGAATAAGGCACGAGCCATATCCGATCCTTGAAAGTTAAAGAAGGGTTCTTTGTAGTATACTCTTCCACGATAATCGACATCCACATATTGATAGAACTCAGAATAGATAGATACATCTTAGCTTTATTAAAGATAGCTTCAAGCTCTGTACGCTTAGAAATATCTCTTAGCACTACTAGTTCTTCATTCCATTCTAAAGCAGCTTTGTTATAGCTTTCTTTATTATCTTCTGAGGGATCTTCTTTAAGCAGCTTATACGCTGCATCTACATCAGACTTCTTAGCCTTATCTAAACGCTTCTTAGCTTCAGGCAAGATAGTATCAAGATTGTTTTCAATAACTTTAAGTACATCACGGTTAACCATCCAAGGTTGTTGTTGTAAACGATTAAGTGATTGTACCCAAGGTGCATTATCTCTAATAGATTGCTTAAAGTCTTGTTGATGTAAGATCAAAGGTATCTTACTTACTTCAGAGTTAATTCCTTTAATGACAGCAAGGTTATCTCCTTGAAGGATATTCTTAATCTCAGGAATCATACTACCAGTAGAATAAAGTATTAAACCTTTAGCTTCTTTTATTTGTACTAGATCAGAGAACTTATCTGTGATTTGAATTACATAAGGTGAACCTGAACGAGGAGCAAATCCCTCTTGGATTTCAATAGTAATAAATCCAGAGTGATAGAAAGCTTCTATGAATAAATCACCAATATGTAATAGGGCAGGCTTATTTAATTCAACTCGTTTAAAGTTAGCTACTTCAACCCCAATAGAAATAGCAGTATGAGTTAAGAGTGCTTCACCTTTCTTTCCAGAAGGATCATCAGCAGCCTTATGAAGAATAATATTAGTAGCAACATTAACTAGATGCTCTAAATCTTCCTCATAGATTTCTCCATCCTCATCCTTAAGAATCTTAGCAAGATACAATGGTCCGTATGCTTGTTTCTTCTTAGTATTAAAGATGACCTTTCCGAGCCTTTCACTCAGGTATTCTACAACAAGGTTCTTCATTACTATCCTTAGAATTCAGTGTTAATAGACTTGATACGACCAGTTGTATGATCATAATAAGCTTGTCCTGCAGGGCCAGTCAGACCTGTATAACGACACTTAAGTACTTTCATATCAATTGTATTACGTAACATAGGATCTGCATTACCACTATCACGAGCAAACGCTACAATATCCATAGAGATTTGCTTGATAGAACCAGAGCCTTTGATATCATCTAATGAAGGCAATTCACCTTCTTCAAATGATTTACCTCCAGAAGTCTTTCTTAAGTGAGATACAAGACCAATCCATACTCCATGAGTCTTAGCTACACGAAGAAGATCATTCATAATCTTATCTATTGCTTCATTGCCAGTGAGTCCTTCAGCTCCTTCAGATACAAGGATTGTAATATGATCAATAAACAAATATTTACAGCCAACAGCGGCCATGTAATTGAGTTGCTCAATGATGCCATCAGTAATAGCACCAGCATGGTCAAGAACGAGTATCCTGTCTCCAGAGAATATTTTGTCAAATCCATTTTTAAGTTCCTCCAGTGGAATATCATCAGTAGGGTTACGATTAAGAGCCATAGCAGACATTTTCTTAGCTGTCTCTGCAGGTGACTCTTCAAGAGAAATAATACCAATCTTATCTTTAGTTGTTTCAAGAAGATTAAATACAATCTCACGTAGCATAGTAGACTTACCTGAACCAGTACCACTAGTCCATAAAGTAATCTCACCTGCTCTCATACCTTTAAGCTTTTCGTTTAGACCATCAAAGCAAGGAGGGTAAGGTATACTCTCGATCTTATCATAGTCCTCCAGAGCTTTCCACAGTGAGTCACTTGTCATGATACCCTGGGGGTTATATTGCTTTGCATTCCAGATAGCAGAGAGGACTGCTCTGTGGCCTTCATTAACTAACTCATCTGAAGCATCTTTATATTGCCCTTCAGCTACTTTAATCTTTTCATAGCCGATAATCTTGGCAAGCTTAGTAATAGCTTCTTTGCCAGCATCATCATTATCAATGTAAAGAATGACTTCATCAAACTCTCTAAGCCAGTCCCTGTTTGAAGTGACAGGCAAAAGATTAGAAGCGGAGGGAATAGAAACAACCGGATAGATAATTCCATTATACTCTTGATATGCCTGAGCTACAGCTAAAGCATCCTCTTCACCTTCAGTAACCACTACTCTTTTACGAGAAGCACCTGCAAAAGTTCCTTGACCAAATAACTGAATGTTATCTAGTCCACCTTTAACTCTAAAGTCTTTAGGGTACTTACGTATCTTATATGATGTACCATTACTACCTAAGTATGGATAATAAGTTTCACTTACTTCACCATCACTATTAATAGCTGATCGTACTCCAAACATCTCACAAATCTTATTGCTAACCTTACGCTTAGAATGAGTTCTAAAAGGTAAGTCTTCAATAGTCATTTGTGTTTCTTGAACTGGTTGTGACTTAGGCACTTCCATTTCATCGTCTCCATAATAATCAGGGTAGAATTTATTACAGCCTGGAGTCCAGCATTTACCTTTCACTACTTCTGATGTACCATCTTTAAATAGAGAAACGTTATCAGCTGAACCACAAGCCTTACACGGGGCTTTACCGATAGAGACAGTCATATTTATACCTCAAGTTTAATTAATTTAATATTACAATCTTGTAATAACTCTTTTCCTAAGTTACATTTGTTATAGTTCTCAGCATAAAATACAGTAGTAATTCCAGACTGAATAATAAGTTTAGCACATTCAATACAAGGTACTGTTGTACTATACATTGCTGCAAACTTAGTAGTCTCTGTTGATTGTGCTGCCTTAGCTATAGCATTAGCTTCAGCATGTACTACTTGTGGTAGTGTCTTTTCAAAGTCATTCTTGCATTCATTAGTAAAGTAACCTGCAGGAGTACCATTCCAACCATAAGAAATAATATTAGTTCCTCTGGCTATAACAGCACCTACCTTTCGGTGAGGATCAGTAGACCTAAGAGAAATACGGTAAGAGATCTCCATCAGCATCCGATTGTGTTCCATTATCTTTGACATTATCTTGTCTCCTAATTGTTTCAATTAATTCAGAGACCTTGAGAGAATAAGCTTCTAAAGTAGATAAGTACTCATTCCAATCAATAGCCTCTATATCAAGAAGATATTTTAACTCTTCATTTGCTTCCTCGAGAGCGTCCAGTATCTCCTGAATCGCTTCTTCGCTTGTTAGGATTTCTAAAGATTCGTTCGTAGTTTGATTCATATTTATTTTTATCCACTGGGCGTGGAGTATCTCCTTTACCTGCCATACTCTGTCCTTAATAAATCTTTAGCACGACCAATTAACTGCATCATTTCAAAATAATTATCGCCTTCTTTATAATGAAAGTTAGCAACTGCATTTAGAAATTCATATACAGGATCTACATCAGGCTTACCCCATAAGACATCATCATTGTCTTGATAGAAGTAATCTTCCTGAGTAAATGTTTCGGGATCTTTATAGTCATACTTGTTCATAATCTTTCTCCTTGTATTCATAACATTTAGGTGGACCTTCAAATCCACATTCCCAGAAGTTACCTTTATCTTTATCCCAAACAAAGTAATCATCTTGATAACGTTGAATGTGAATAAGACTACCAGTAAACATTAGTGCATGGAACCATTCATCACCACAACGCTCTTTATATTCACGTTCAATGACACGTTTCCATTCAGTTCTTCCAGAACCTTTAAGCAGCTTCTCAGCTGTTTTAACTCCAAGTCTTTTAGGTGACTTAATATTATCAGTCATATCTCCTATCAACACTTGAATATAATAGTTATACTCAGCATCGTCCTCAGATACTGTGTATTCTTTGATATCGCCTCTTTGATTTGGTCTGACATGCTTACCTACAATACAGTCTAAATCTTTATCAGCAGAAATGATAACATAATTCTGTTCTCTTTGCAAACACTTATTTGCTTTACGGCGTACTAAGTCATCTGCTTCAAGACCATGAGAGCGAATGGCTAAGCGTTCCTTGCCTAACCATTCTTTAAGTTCCCTAATAATTTCCATCTCCTTGGCTCTATTAGGGTCTGGCTTACGATTGCCTTTATAATCTTTAAAGACTCGATAACGCCAGTTACCAGTACCTCCTACAAAAGAAATTGATTCATCACACCAACTCTCTGTAAGATAGTTCTTCAAGATGTCTAGGTATTTTTCCTTTGCTTCATTAAGGTCTTCTACATTCCAACATGCACGATAGAGTATTCCATCGGCATCTACGATACCTAACATATTATCTCCTTATTGGCAAGCTAAACATTCGTCTTTACTTGCTTGAACTCCGGCCTTACTATATACATAGTAAAGGGCAAGTATATTCGGGTCGAGAAAGGCTTGTTTATGCACCTCATTAATATAAGCTTCTTCCTCATTCGCTGCAAAGAATAAATTAAGGGACTGCCATTGGTCAATATACTTTGAACGTGCTGATGCCATCTGTACAACCGACATTTGTGGAATCTCGAAAGCTGTTTTAAACACTTCTTTCTCATGATCACTTAACCAATCCTCTGCTTGAACAGAACCCATATTATCTCTAATACGTTCTATTGTTCGCTTGTTGTAGACTTCTCTTTCTCGCATGAGTTCGAGTAGAACTGGATTAATTCTATCGACTTCTCCAGCAGCTGTACGTTGAGTGTATACCATTGCTGTGTCAGGGTTAATGCCTTCAGAGATTCCTCCCATGATAAGTGCGGTTGATTTTGTGGGAGCCACGGCAATCCTATGTGTGTTGGCCATTCCATAGCCTTCCATCCATTCAGGTTCTCCCCAAGTTTCTGATATCCATTTGCTAGCTCTTCTAGAGTCATCATCTATCCTTTTAAATATTTCATTGTTTAACATCATTGATTCGAATGAACCAAAGACCATTCTATTTTGTTGTAGTAATGTATGAAAGCCACATACTCCCAAGCCAAGCGCACGACTTTTCTTGGTGAATGCCCTTGCCTTCTCAAGTCCGGAAGTGTTCTTAGACCTGTCAATAAACTCTTGACATACACAATCCAGAAATACTGTAGCTTCAAATATAGCATCTGTATCTTTCCATTCATTATACTTAGCTAAGTTCAGAGAAGACAACACACAAGTATAGGTATATTCTTCTGACGAGTGCAGCATAATCTCAGCACAGAGCTGGGGTGATTTAATATCAAGGTTTTGATCAACATACCATTGAGGTCTCTTATCATTAGCTTTATCAGGGAAGAAGAAGTAACCTTTACCTGTTACCATCTTAGTTCTAAGTGCTTTACCATAACGGCGACGAGATTCTTGATCACCACTAGTTAAGCGAATAATAAACTCTTCACTGATATTCCATCCAATGTTATTACCATCAGGATTATGCTCTAAGTGATCACAGACTTCATCAAAGTCAGCGTGATCAATAGGAACATAACCTGCCCAAGAACCTCTCCGTGCTGTACCTTGAGATACATACTCCATGTCTTGCTGAAAGCCTTTAATGATTGGT